GTTAAACCGGCACCTTAAAAAATCACGAAAAAATGGCGAAATTGACGTTGTATAGGCCACTTTCGCGGGGAAGCTGATAAAGGTTGAAAAAAACAGGGGCATCCGAGAAGATCGAGAAAGCGGCCCGGGAGAAACCCGAGCCCTTCGATTTTCACCACCTGGACGGTGTCCAGCTGGCCGCAGCCTTCGGCGTGACCAGGGCGGCGGTCACCAACTGGCGCCGGGACGGATGTCCCCAGAACAGTGACGGCACCTGGTTCATCAAGGATGTCCACGATTGGCTGCTGGAGCGGGAGAAGTCCCGCAACAAGTCATCGGAACTCGAAAAGACGAAGCTGGAAAACCAGATTACCATCCAGAAGATTGAGATAGCGGAGAAGGAAAAGAAGGTCATCCCGCGGGAGAAAATCGAGTTTGTCCTGGCAAATATGTATCGGTCGTTTAAGCACTACTGGACGGACCGGTGGCAGCACAACACCCCGAAGATGCTCAAGGCCATGGGGCTGGGGGCGGACAACGTGCCGGCGCTGCGGAGGGTAATGGGCGCGCTGGTGAAGGAATCCATGGACACCATGCTGGCAGAAGCAAAGGAGTTGAGATGGGAAAACGTAAACGTCCCCAAATCGAACTCCTGAAGCCGATGGCGTGGGACATCATGACCATCCACGAGCGGGTCCTGCCCAGCGACTGGATCGAGACCTGCATGGTGCTGAGCCGCAGTTACGCCACCCAGGGGCGGGTGACCCTGCTGCCATGGCAGCGGGAGATACCGAACGCCTTCCTGGAATACGACGAAATCACGATGATCGCCCCGACCCAGACCGGCAAGAGCATGCTGGAAGAGGGTCTGCTGGGATATTGCATTGACCAGGCACCCGAGAACGTGATGATCCTGTATGCGAAGCGGGAAACGGTCGAGGATGTGTTCGATGAGCGCCTGAAGCCGCTGATCACTGAAACCCCGGAGCTGCGGCGGTACTGGGACGGGGATCCGGACAACCTGACGAAGCGCCGGCTGAAGCTGACACACATGGTCGCGCGCGTCGGGTCGGCCAGCTCCAGGACAGACATCGCGTCGCACAATGCCGGGGTGGTGTTTGGCGATGAGGTGGCGAAGTGGAACCCGCGGGGCAAAGAGAAGTATGACCCGGTGAAGCTGCTGCACGGCCGGACGCACGGATCCCGAATGATGGGCAAACAGGTCCGGTATATCTACGCCACATCGCCCAGGATCGAGGGGGACCCGTCCCACAAGCTGGCAATGCGGCAGGGAACCAGGTTCTGCCAGCCACATATCAAGTGCCCCCACTGCGGCCACTGGCAGGTCCTGATTGACAGCCAGATCAAGGAAAAACCGGCCAAGCGCGGCGCGCAGCCGGACCACAACCCCGAGCGGATCCGCGACACCGGCGCGGCCTGGTATGAGTGTATCAAGTGCCGGCACGAGATAACCGAAGCGGAGCGGACCGAGGCGTCCGAAAAGGTTGTCTGGGCCGCGGTGGACATGAAGACCCTGAAACCCATCGAGGTGATTGCCGAAGACGGGGCTATATCAAGGCAGGTCCAGAGCCGGCGCATCGTGTTCAACTGGAACCGCCTGGTTGATGTCACCTGGACGTTTGCTGAGTGTCTGGCGGCCTATTTTGAGGCCCTGCAGAGCCCGGACGGTAACACGCTGGCCGATTACCAGAACGAAGATATGGCCAGGTGGGTTCACACGAACGCAAAGCGGTTTTCTGAGGGATGGCTGGAAAAGAAGGCAAAGTCGAGCCACTATAAGCAGTTCGGGGCGGATGCGTATATCCCGGAGCAGGTCAGCGTCCTGGTGATCGGTGTCGACACCCAGGATGACGGGTTCTACTTCGTGGTGCGCGGGTTCGGGCCGAACTTGGAGAGCTGGCTGATACGGGCGGAGTTTATAAAGTGCGACATGGACGCGGGCGCGTTCGTGAACCCCGGAGAGGTTTACAGCGCGGTGATGGCGGAGGTCCAGCGATACCCGTACCAGAAGAAAGACGGGACGAAGCTGCCTATCCTGGCCGGGCTGATTGACCGTGGCGGTCACCGGAGCGATGACGTGGACTACATCTGCGGTCACTCACCGTTCCTGCAGCCGTATATCGGGTCGACCAGGAAGGACCGGGAGTTGATCAAGCGGTCTGATAAGGGGTTTTTTCTGGGAAACACCGAGCAGCTGAGCCGGACGGTTGAAAAGTGGATGCAGAGCGAGATATGGCACCTCCCGCGGGACATCCAGGCCGAATACTGTCGGCAGGTGCTGAACCAGCACGAGCAGGAATACACCGACACCCGGGGAAACACCCGGCGGCGCTGGGTGACCGGGGATGATACCGGGCAGCCAGATCACTTCAGGGACTGCGAAAACATGATCGTGGGGGCGACAGTGATCATGGACCTGCAGGGAATGCTGTTCTCTGACGTGGGTCAGAAGGTGGTGGCGGCAGCCAGCAAACAGCCGGAACCGCAGCCGGAGAACAACCCGGCGCAGCGCGCGAAGCCGGAACCGAATAACATGAATGTGGGCGGATCGTCTGTAAACGATTGGCTCAGCAGCGGCGGATGGGGAAACTGACCAGGGAGGAAGGTATGGCAAGCGGAGTGATGAAGGTGATCGTGGATGTGTCTGTACTGAGGACGGTTAACACGGCGGAAATTCACAAGAAGGTGTGGGGTCAAGAGACCTGGATAGTCAACAACGACGAATACTGTGGCAAGCTGCTGGACATCGATCTGGGGGCCATGTGTTCGGTACATTATCACCTGGCGAAGCATGAGACGTTTTATTGCCTGTCGGGACGGGTGCTTTTGATGCTGTGGCCCGGATATGACCCTGCGGAAGGGGTTCACCTGACTCAGTACCAGTATCAGACGCTATTGGCCGGGGACTCGATTGAGATACCAAGGGGGCTGCCGCACTCATTCAAGGGTATGCGAAGGTCACGGATGATTGAATTTTCTACCCATCATGACGACAATGACAGCATCAGATTAACCCAAAGCACGAAAGGCGGTGCGTAATGCCCAGAGGAAAGCCGAAAGGCGCGCAGGTAACCAGCAGGCCGACAGTCCTGCTCGAAGAGAGAGAAAAGGTCGCCGGGATGTTTGAGGAATCCCGGGAAACCGGGAAAAAATGGATGGAACCGGGCGGACTGTCGCTGCGTTGCAACGAACGCCTGGCGGCCGGATGGGTCCTGGAGCGGATCGTCGACACCGGCGGAAACGAGTTCATTTTTCTCTGGAAACGCCGGGAATGATGAGCCCGAAGGTTTTCCCGACCATACTGATTTTTCTGGATGTGTGTGCGGCGCTTAGCTACCTCCCCACGGGTGACTGGCGCCGCATCGTTTACTGGATGGCGGCAGCCCTGCTGACCTTCACAGTTACTTGGTAAGTTTATAACTTGTTGATAACTCGTGCATAACCATCCCCGCTCAAGTATTTAGTTGACAATTCCTACAGTTTCAGGTAAATTTTACCTGAACGCGACCCTCCTTCTTTGACAGTTTGGGCAACCTGACCGCTAGGCGGCCACCTGACGGTCAGGCCAAGAAAAAAAGGGCTGGTAAGAGCTTACTCTCTCACCGGCCCTTTTTTCTTGCCCAAACCGGAGACTAAATGGGCTGGACTGCAGCAGACCTTGCACTGATTAAAGCCGCAATCCTTGCCATTGTTGCCAACCCCGTCAAAACAGTCGAAATCAACGGTCGCCGGTGGACCAAATATGACCTGGATGACCTGATTAAGCTCAAGGATGAGATGGAGGCCGACGTTCTGTCCGCTACTTACGGCGGCGCCCAGCCCATGACCTTCGTCGAGGTGGATGACTGATGGGACTCCGGGCCACTATCCGCAACTTTCGCCAGCACTTCCTTCCGGATGTCCGCAGCATGATGCGCGGGGATCCGGCCAACAGTTACGAGGTCGGCAAGCTGCAGCAGTACCTGGGACACCTGGGCAGGTTCTATCTGGGGGCCCACTACGACGCATCCAATACCGGCCGGCTGAACAGCGACTGGTCCAGTAGCTACGACACCCCATACACGAATTACCGAGACTCGCGGGAAGTGCTGATTGCCCGGTCGATCCGGATGGTCGACAATAACCCGAATGCAAAGGCCATCCTGGAGCAGATAGTGGCCGACAGCATCGGCACCGGCATCAAACCCCAGCCCCGGGTCAAGTTCGCCGGCGGAGAGCCCATCAAGGGCCTCAACGACGTTCTGACGGCCGGCTGGGAGCGCTACAACGACGAATGGGATGCCACCCGCCAGGCCACGTTCTACGACATCCAGGCGACCGCGCTGCGCGAGATAATCACCTCCGGCGCCGTGTTGAGCAACAAGGTCCGCGGGACCGATGCAACGCTGGGTGTGAAGTCCCAACTGGTCCCGGTGCTGCGGCTGGATTGCAGCCACGACGCGGAAAACCCCGGGATGGGCGATGACCCGCGGGTGAAGCAGACCGCGTTCGGCATCAACCTGAGCGCCGACGGCGAACCGCTGTCATACTGGATTCAGGGCATCAACAAGCCGATATCCGCCGATTACATGCACCAGACCTACCGGCGCCTGAAGGCCGAAGAGCACACCGGGACACCCTGGTTTGTGGCCGCCCTGAAATACCTGTGGGCGAACGAAGAGCTGACGAAGGACAAGCTGATCGCATCACGCATCCAGGCCATGATCGGGATGATCATGCCGAACAAAATGTGGTCCCAGCTCGCACCGAACAGCAGCAACGCCGACGGGCAGCTCGAGTTCAAGTCCGGGCGGGTCTACCACTACGACGCGCAGTCGGGCGGCAAGCCGGAGATCCTCCAGGCCGATGATAGCATCCAGAACGTCCTGATCCCACTTCAGCGCCTGCTGATGCACTCGATCAGCGTCTCCCTGGGCTGGTCATACCAGACCGTGACCAGGGATGTGTCTGAAATTAACATGGCGGCTGGAAAAATCAACACCAACAAGGACCACCAGGCCGCCGAGATGATTCAACGGTGGTTCAGCAAGTCGTTCTGCCAGTATGAATGGGAATATTTCGTCCGCCGCATGTTCCTGACCGGGGAAATTCCCGGCAAATCGATAACCGACTACCTGACGGACCCGTGGCGGTATACGCAGTGCCAGTGGCGCGCGCCGGGCTGGGATTTCGTGGACCCGTATCGTGAGGCCCAGGCGGTCAAGGTACTGCGTGACGGCGGCCTGATGACTCTGGAAAAATGGTACGGCAACCAGGGCGTGGACTGGCACGATGCCATCGATCAGATCGCCGTTGAGCAGGAATACATGAAGTCGAAAAAGGTGGAGCTGCCCGACATGCAGCCGAAAGCGGCGCCGGTTTCAAGCGGTGCGACTGCTGACGGCGGGGAGGGGCAGGATGCCTCAGACAATGTCCGTTAAGCGCGGGGCGCTGAAAATACGGGGGAACAAGATCAGCCTGATACCGGCGGGGCTGGCACGACCGAAGGTCATTACGGTTGATGTCGAGAAGGTGGAGGATAAATCGAATGCCAAAGCGTGAACTGTTCAGGGCCGATCCGGCCAGGGGTCTCGAAAAAGGCACGGATGGCGCGAATGTCGACCGCGAGAAGCGGACCATCTTCGGCGCGTCGATCGCGTCAGTCGGCGAAGCGATCGGACACGGTGTTGAGCTGGACCAGACGTTCATGTCCCAGGTGGTGGAGCATGGAAACGCGGCAAAACACGGTGTCAAGGTGCGTTTCGGTCATCCGAACATGAGCTCCAGCGCCGAGGGGACGTTTTTGGGGCGCGCCACGAATTTCCGGCTGGCCGATGAGGGAAGCCGGGTCCGGGCGGACATCCGCTTGGCTGACGTGGCGTTTTCGGAAACCGCGAACAAGGCCGGCGACTATGTGCTGGACCTGGCTGAGGAAGACCCGGATGCGTTCGGGGTGTCCGTCGTGTTTGACGGTGAACGGGTCATGCGGCTGAATGAAGATGGCACCCCAAAGAAGGACGAAGACGGAAACGAGCTCTTGCCGCTGATGCGGGTGAAAAAGCTCTGGGCATCCGACGTGGTGGATGAGCCGGCCACGGGTGACGGGCTGTTCAGCCGCACCACGATCCTGTCTGCCACGTTCACCGAGCAGCTGGACAAGCTGATGGCCGAAGAGAGCGCGCCGGCCACCATCGAGTCGTTTCTGGCGCGGTACGCGGCAAGCCGCGGGATGGATCTCGAAGAGTTCAAGGCCAATTTACTGCCAGTCATTGAATCGGTATTTGGAATAACCACTGCGCCTGTTGGGGGCAACCACGCAGGGACGAAGCCAACAAATAAAAACAATCAACAGCAGGAGGCGAACAGTGGCAGCGTAACCGTCCCGTCAAAGTTGGCTGCGTATGAAAATCAACTCGAAATGAACAAGAGAAGGATACTCACATTATCGGAGGTGGCTATATGAACAAGTGGTTGCTGAGGGCACAAGAGCTGAAGAGCCAGCAGGAAATACTGCTGGCGAAGGCAAAGGCCGAAAACCGGGTGTTTACCGCAGAGGAAACAGCCAGGTTTGACGCCGCACAGAAGGAAATGGACTCGTGTTTGGCCGCGGCGAAGGCCGATGAGCTGCGCACGAAGGAAATCGAGGAGATGCGGGTGGCAGAGCGCGCCCGCATCAAAAAGGTTCGGGAGCTCGGCAAGAGGTTCAATGCCACACCCGAAGACATCGACAAGGCTGTAAACGACGGGATGAGTGTGGAAGCGACGTTCGATCTGTTCAGTGCAAACGCCGCCCTGGGCAGTAACCTTCCTGTTCCGGCCAATATTGCCGTCACGAGAGACGAGCGCGACAACTTCATGGTGGCCGCGACGGCTGCCATGGCGATGCGCGCGAACCTCCCTGTCGCCGCGAGCGAACAGGAAAACGTGCGGAAGTCGGCGTATCGCGGCCTGTCCCTGATAGGGCTGGCGCGGCGCTGCCTGACCCGCGCAGGCGTCGGCAACGTCGACATCATGGACAACATGGATGTCTACAGCGCGCTGATGGCCGGCATGAACGTCCAGCGCATCGCGTTCGCGCCGGGCGGCATGGCGCAGACCACGGGCGACTTCGTGTCGATCCTCAGCAACGTGCTTAACAAGGCGTTGCTCAAGGGCTGGGAGACGGCGGCAACGACGTACCAGTATTGGACCGGCACCGGCACGCTGAGGGACTTTAAACAGTCCGACCTGATCAAGGTGTCGGAGTTCAGCGATGTCCTCGAAATCCCGGAAGGCGAAGCAGGGAAGTTCGGGCAGTTCAGCGACACACACGAGCACGCCCAGCTGAAGACCTATGGCCGGCTGTATTCACTCACCCGCCAGGCACTCGTGAATGACGACATGAACTGGTTTGCGCGGGTCCCGCAGCGGATGACCGGAAGCATCCGGCGCAAGATCAACAAGATGGTCTACGGGCTGTTGTTCAACGACAACGGCGCCGGCGCGAACTTTGTCGGACCGCTCATGGGCGAGGATGGCATCCGTCTGTTCAACCTGGCGAACCATGCCAACTACCTGGCGACAGGTACGGGTGGCGCGGTGACGGAAGCAACGGTGGGCGCGGGTTACAACGCGATGCGGGCGCAGCGGTCACCGAGTCCCGATGGCGGTGCAAGTGCGGCCATCGCGCTCAACCTGCGGCCGAAGTTTCTACTGTGCGACCGCACCAACGAGGTGGCGGCCGCGGTGCTCAACGGCAGCAGTCTGCTTTCATCGGTTGCCGGGCCGGTGGCCGGTTCACAGCCGGTCAACGCATACGGTCCGGGCGCTGCCCGCAACCTGCAGGTGATCTCCGATGAAGAGATCGCCATCAACACGGCGGGTATGTGGTACCTGGCGGCGGATCCCGATGTTGCGGACACGATTTCTGTGATGACACTCAACGGCAGGGATGCCCCGACGGTCAAGAGCGAAGATGCGAGATTGAGCGAGCCCCAGGGCATTGCCTGGAGCGCCAATCACGATTTCACGGTTGTGGCTGGGGACTGGCGCGGGCTGTACTGCAACGCCGGAGCATAAGCGGGACAGGGTGAGTGATACGGGGGCGGTTGATGTACGCGGTAGATGGCAGGCAAACAATAAACGGAGGTAGCACATGAGTGCAATCGGAACAACCAGAGAGGCGGCCTGGGTACAGGGGAGCGTCGAAGGCACCGCCCACGTACACTGGACGAACAACACCGGCGCGACGCAGGCGATCGGCAATATCATTGCCATCCCGACCGCGGCCGGGCGGCGGATCGCCGGGGTGATCGAAGGCAACGTCACGACCCCGGGGTCATCGACGGTCATCAATGGCGCGGTGGCGATGGTCCGCATTCGCGGCCGTTACAACATCATCAAGGACACGGACCAGGGCCCGGCGTTCGCAGTCTACCAGACGGTGTGGTGGGATGCCGGCAACAACGAAGCCAACACCGCGGCGGTGTGCAACACGATGGCCGACTTCGTGGTCGGGTCGTGCAGCCAGGCGGCGGTGGCGGCCGATGCGTTCGTGGAAGTCGACCTGAACGAGGGCCCGGCGGCCGGATCGATCGGATCCAGCTCATCGTCGAGCTCGAGCAGCAGCTCTTCGTCCAGCTCATCGTCCAGCTCCAGCTCTTCGTCGAGCAGCTCGACCTAAGCTGACGTTGTTCGAATCAGAAGGGGGCGGGGGTATCAGCCCCTGCCCCTTTTGATACAAGGACAGCATGACACTGACGATACAGAGCGACATGGTGAACGTCTTCCTCAATTCCGGGTTCGAGGAAAGCATCAGCTATACCCCGTCCGGTGGAGCGGCAAAGACCATCGATGCGGTGGTATTCCGGGAAGGGTCCCGGCAGCACGAAGACACGATCGGCCGCGGTACCCGCACCAATCAGCGGCAATACGATATCGAGATTCTGATCAGCAATGACGCCACGGACGGCATTGCCACGGTGATACCCAGGGAAGACACGGTATCCGTGGCAAAGCGGCCCGGAGAGGCGGCACAGACGTTTCTGGTTGCATCAGTCATTCAAAGCGATGAGGGCGCCTGGCGCCTGGGACTGGGGTCATAATGGCCTTCATACTCTCAGGCAAGGTAAGAGGCGACAAAGAGGTTATACGGGCCCTGAGCACCGCTCCGGGCGTGTTCCTGCGGTACATGCGCGCCTGGCTGGGCGATGAGCGCGCGCGGTTTGTGGGGGGGCCTGACAGCAAGGGCAAGGTCCGGCAGGGATACCGGGCCATACTGGCCAGCCGCCGGCTGCGGCGCCGTGAGGGCACCTGGAGCAAGCGCATGGCGCACCTGTTCAAGGGGTACATCCCGCCCATGCCCACGCGGATCGGCGACCTGTTTCTCAGGGCGGGCGCGGGGCTCAACCGGCCCAACCAGATGCATAAGGCGCTATGGATGCTGGCCACTGGCGGCAGCATAACCAGCGCGAAACAGATGCCCGTCCCGGTTTATAAGAATCTCGCTGAAATTGGTATCACAAAGGGTTTTTCTGGGGCAAAGGCATTCAAGCGGCTGATTGACAAGGACCGCCTGATTGGAATTAAAAAGGGCGGCAAGGTCATGTACTTCGATAAAGAGCAGCGCACCAAGCGCGGAGGATTGCGCCGGTCCGGGCTGCTGTTTGTGGGGGTACACGGCATACGGGTGCCGGCAATGTTGACCGGTAAATATGACTTCTTTGCCCGCTGGGATCAGATGGCCCCGGCCATGATCACCCGCGGCCAGGGCGTGATCGACCGGGCAACGATGGCGGTTGACCGCGGGAAACTCGACTAATCGAAGGGAGTTTTTATGGGTCTCAATGAGGAAGCAAGGGATTCACTAACCGATGAAACGTCAGCCCCATGCAATGACGGCGATTCCGGAGCAAACTGTGCAGGAATAAATCTCGCCACCGACTATGTACCCGCGCACCTGATTCGCAAGGTGACCGTCGAAGGGTCGGGAAATCTGTGTTTTGAGACCCCGATGGGTGGGGCGACCCGGCCGCATATCATACAGATGACCCCGGGGCTCGCCAATTCACTGAACGGGGTATTGATCAGCAAGATATACGGCGCCGGCCGGAATGAGTATCCGACAACGGTGACCGGGGTGCACGTGTTTTTTTCTGGATAAGAGGGTACCGCTATGCCTGCCGAAACAGTAACAACCGGAGCGCCCGCAAAGCTGACTGTGTATTCAGTTCTGCGGACCATATTGACCAGCGGAGTCACAATTGGTGCGGTGGCGGGCGTGATATGGGGGTATGGCGCACTGTGTACCAGGGTGGAGGGCGCCTGTGATCGGCTGGACAAGCATGATGCGCAGATTGTGCGGATGGAACAGGATCGCGAGAGGGATACGAGGGAACAAACGGCCCTGTTTATGGAGTTGAATACATCGGTGCAAGAGACGCGGACAGATGTGAAGTGGATTAAAAACCAGCTGAAGGCAGCCCAGTAATGGCCGATTGCATCGTAGAACGGATCACGGCGAATATTGCCACAGCCATGGCGACGGTGAACAGCTATCCCGCGGCGGTGGCGGCGGTCGAGCGCGAGCGCATGCTGCTCAATATCCAGGGCCGCTATCCGTTCATCGAGATCGGCGGGCCCTACTGCGAAGCCGAAACGCAGACCTACAAGGTTGAGATGACCGACCTGTATTACGTCATCAAATACTACATCAAGAAAAACGACGAAAGCACGACGGCCAATACCGAACTGCCCTATCTCACGCGCAACGTCTGCGCTGACATGGCGAAGGTGCTGTGGGTGGATCCCAGCCGCGGTGCGCTGGCGCAGTTCACCCACATCACCGATCAGGGATATGACTTTGACCTGGATGATTCCGGGGAGATTGAATTCTATCGATACATTGTCGCCCAGGTGCGCACACGCATCCATGCGGCAGACCCGTACAACCTTGGCTAACGCTTAGGAGGATGCCATGGAAAACGCTCTACGTCTGTTTTTGTTCAAGTTACAAGCCGTCGAGGGAACGCCGGAGGCGGTGCTGCAGGCGACCGATCTGCTCGAGTGCGACCCGGGGAGCAAGATCGAGCCGGACATTGGCGTAACCGAGATCGACCTGGTCGGCGGCGGCTACACCCAGGATGCCGCGGTGATCGGGCGCCGGAAGGCGGCGGTGACAATGATCGTCCCGTTGCGGCCCTATGGCGACAAAGACTCGGGCATCACCCCGGCCGCGGCGAAGCTGCTGCAGATCTGCCGGTTTGCGAAGACCGAAAACAACGGCTACTGGATCCTGCGGCCCAGCAACACGGTCTACACGGACGGAACCTGCTGGGAGTATTCGGGCGACATGAATGCCGCGAGTTCAATCCTGCGCAAGGCGGGGAACCTGAAGGGCGACTGGAAGATCAGTTTTGATTTTTCCGGTGACACAATTGCCAAACTCGAGGTGACGGCGCATGGCCGGTATATCGGCACGCCGACGATGGTGATTCAGCCCGTTGTCCACAAGATTTACACCAACGTGACTCCCCTGCTCGGCGTGACCATGCAGATCAATGGTGATTCCGACTGGCGCTGCATCAACATGGAGGTTTCGGGGAACCAGGGTGTGGACGCCAGCGTGCTGCCCTCGGATTCCACGGGCGTGGGCAAGAGTTACGTGACAACCCGGAAAATCAAGTGGACGGCGAAGGTGTACCAGGAAAAGCTGGCGACCGCCGATGCCGAAGCGGCCATGTTTGCGCTGACCACCGGAACGAACAGCGTGAGCTGGGACGCCGATGACGACCTGAACATGACCATGAACTACTGCCAGATCACGAAGGTGACGCCGGACGACGAAAACGGCGTGCAGACGTTTACACTCGAGGGAATCTGTCAGCGAAACGACTTTGTGTTGAGAATACTGGGTGGTCGCAGCTCATCGTCGAGCAGCAGCTCCAGCAGCTCGAGCTCGAGCAGCAGCTCATCGTCCAGCAGTTCATAACGGGGAGCCATTCACAATTATCCTAACCAGCGGGGGCAGGATATGATTCCAATCAGTTCAACACAGGTGAAAAAGGTGGCGGCGCCGGACAGCACGGCGCTGCTCCACCTGCGGTATCTGACCGGGGAGCACCTCGATCAGTTCATGCGGCTGCAGAAGGCCGGCGGCAGCAATCTCGCCAAATACCGTGTACAGGCCGAAAAGGCAGTCAAGGCCTCCACTCACGGAAAATCCAAAAAGGAACAGCTGACGATGATTGCCGCGGAGATGACGCGCCTGGCGCGCGAGTCCGGCGACATTGACAGCAGTGACGGGTTTGCGGAGATCAGGGAGATGATCGACTTGTTTCTCTGTAACTGGGAGGGCGAGGGGTGGCCGCCGTTCCCGGCCGACGGAAAGCCGAGCAGGATGTTTCTCCTGGGTGATTTGCTGGCCCTGGGCGAGTTAATCACCGGCCACGTGGATGAGCTGGTCGGGCTGTCGAGGGATGAAGTAAAAAACTGATTTCGGCGGTGGTTGTGGTATGGAACCGGCCGCCGGCCAGTTTGTGGATATGTGAACGATGCGCGCCGGCAGATAAACGCGCACGGGGATGTCGAAAAGGGTTCAAACGGAAAGCGGTGTGGCATGTTGACGGGTGTTACCACTGCGGCGGTAAAATCAAACGATGTGGTATCTGTGGGGGGAGCGGTCGCATACCGGTACAGAGATGCCCCCGCGCTGAACTGGACGGGCGGCTGCTCCCCTTTTTCGTCGACTGGTACAAATACGGGATATGGCCTGACGGGCGGGGCCGGCTGTATCAGCCGGTCAAGCTGTCTGATGCGTTTGCGTGCATGCAGTATTACTGGCAGAAGTATGAAATAAAGCAGGCGGAAGAACACCAGAAGGAACTGGAAAACCGTGCCGCGCAAAATAGAAGTTCAATTAAGCGTCGTTGACCAGGCAACCCGGAAGATCGACGAGATCAACGGGAAGTTCAAGCGGTTCACGAACAGCGTGAACAACAGCCTGAACAAGGCCATTTCGGTCCGCAATATTGCCCTGGTGGCGATATTCACGGGCATCGCCCGCAGCAGCATCCAGGCGGCCTCAAAGGTGGACCAGTTCCGCAAGCAGCTGCTGATGGTCAGCAAGAGCGCGGAGGAAGCCGATGAAAAGCTGGCGGCGATCCGCGAGTTCGGCCGGACCAGCCCGCTCGAAACCGAGGATGTGGTCAAGAGCTACGTCCGCCTGCGCGCCGTCGGCATCGACCCCACCATCAAACAACTGGAGACCCTGGGTGGCGTGTCGCTGTTGTTCGGCATGAAGATGGAGGAGGGCCTCGACGCCTTCATCGGGTTGAACAAACGCAGCCTGCGGTCCATGGGTATCGAGATTGACCGCATGGGTTCAAAGGCGATCATCCAGTCCGGCAACATCCGCAAGGAAGTATCGAAAGACGCATCCAGTATTCGCCAGGCCCTGCTCGAGGTATGGGCGGAGCGGTTTCCGAACGCCATCGAAAAGGCCGGACAGATCTATTCCGCCCGCGTCGAAGTGATGAAATCGAACATCTGGGAGTTCCAGGCCCAGCTGGCCCAGGAGTTCCTGCCGCTGCTCGAAGAGGCGGTGGATGCGGTCGGCGGAAGTTTTGAAAAGATGGTTAAAAACATCCGTATTTCCAAGGCGGTGATTTACGGGATCATTGCCGGGTTTCGGATCGGTTTCAACGGAATGCAGATCGCGGTGGACCTGGTCATTGCGGGCCTGATGGATTTGTGGAACATGGTGAAGATTGTGGGATCCGCTATCCTGAATGCGGGTCTGGTGTTGTCGGAACCGTTCCGGGCCCTGGCCGAGTCCCTGGGGTCCATCGCGGCCCGGATTGGACAGATGTTTGCGGCGATTGTCAAGGGTGACTGGGCCGGGGTGGCGGCCGCAGCCGGCGGTCTTATGGAGGATCTGAAGCAAAACGGCACTGAGGCGATCGAGCGGGTCAAGGGAGAATGGCAGTCGCTGCTGGATGAATGGAAGGATGGAACAACCAACATAGCCGCATACGACGCCCTGTGGGCAGAGCGCACCGATAAAAACATGTCCGATATCGCCAATTCCATGCTGAAGGTGAAAACGGCCATGGAGGACGTGAACAAGAGCGGTACACCCGCGGCACTGGGCGGATCCGGTGACCTTGGTCCCGCGGCCGGTGACACCGATAAAGACCGCAAAAACCGGATAAAGGGAGAAATCGCTGTTCTGGAGGAAAAGCTCAAGGCCAACAAGGCGTATTCGGATCTCCTGGTCGAGAATGTGACCGACGAATACAAGCGCAAAGAGATGGTTTCCCGGGTGAAGGAACAGGAAGCCATGGACCAGGTGCGCGCCTGGCTGGACGCGGAAATCATCACCGCCGAGCGATACGAGGAAATGAAGACGGAAATCCACCGTCGCGGCGTTCAGGAGCGCATGGAGTTGACCAAAAAGGAATCAACCACGGGCGTCAATTTCTACCTGCAGGCGTCGGGGCTGATTACCAGTATCATGCGGTCAGTCACCGAGTCCACCCGCATCGAAGCCAGGAAGCGGCAGGCAATACTCTACGCCGCAGCGATCATCGATGCGGCCGCGGCCACGGTTGCCGGCATACGTGCCGTGATGGAGGATGAATCCATCGACAACGTGTATGCCAAGATCGCGCTGGCCGTGCTGACCGTCGGGGCAATCTGGGCGGCGGCCGGGGTACAGATAGCCGATATCTCCAGCCAGAGTTTCGCCCATGGTACCGCCGGATCCCGGCGCGGCTTGGCGATGGTCGGCGAGCAGGGCCCGGAGCTGATGCAGATGGCGCCCGGCAGCAAGGTCATGAGCAACTACCAGACGCGCAATTACAACATGAACACCGGGAACGTGTCGGTGGTGATACAGGGCAACGCCGACGGCCAGACGGTGACCAATCTGTACAAGTTCGGGCGGGATTTTAACGAAGCACAGCGTCGCGGATTTTTGAGGCTGGCATAAGATGACGGTATCTCCACAGATAACCTTCACAACGCTGGGCGGACACTATCATTTTCCGTGCCCCGAGTGGGGGTATACCTCGGTGGTGAATACCGCGCTGATCCATCACCCGGTCCTGCCGCAGGGATACGAGGTGTGGGACAACGGCGCGCTGAAGGATTACCGGACCTGCCGGTGTGTGTTCACGCTGAACGCCACGGCCGCGGATACCATGAATGACCTGTTCCGGGAAGCGGGTGACGGGCGCGGGGTCAACGCGACGCTGACGCTGCCTGCCGGGAGCGGGTTCTACCCATTCGGGCCTGACACTGGGGACGCTGGGGCGTTCACCGTGCGGATCGTGTCTTATAAGCCGGGAAAACAACTCGAAGAGCCGTTCAACCACTTCCGGAATGAATTGAGCATGGTCTGCACGGCTTTCCCGGCGTATGTGCTCCCGGCGCAGGTGGATGAAGGTGAATTGACGATCGGGGGGGTGGCGAACCTGCGGTGGCCGGATGACTGGAGTGATTCAGAGTCGATGTATGACGTGACCACGCAGCTGACGCGCAACGGAACACCCTACAGCGTCGACAAGAACGTGAACCGGTACGAGACCATCCTGGAGATGATCTGCCGCCACAACAAGGCGGCGGCGCTTATCAACCACCTGGTGGTCACGGTCCGGGCCGCAAACCTGACGATCACACCGCCGGCGAATACCTACCTGTTCGGCAGGGACAACGCGGCGGCGGCATATACGTGTCAGTGGCTGGATGAGGAAGTCGATATCATACACCGGGCATTCGACCGGTTTGAATTTGCACTGCATTTTTACATGGTGCCGTAAACTATGTCCGACCTACTCTCCAAAATAGAATCCATGGCCCCGCCCGTTGTTGTGCGCAACGGTGATGACGTGGCGCTGGGGCTTGCCAATCAGGTGACGAGCGCGGCGCGGGTTGACGTGCTGCTGACGCACAGGCGCGGGGGTGTGGCAAAGGTCAAGGCCACGGGGAAGACCGCGTATCATATCCTTGGCAGCTACCGGCAGGATGAGGCCGGGAAATGGGTGGCGTGCGCGGGGGAGATAAAGGCGGCGGCCCCGGAAGATAACTGCATTGTCAAGAGTTCCACGAGCGAATACAAATGCGGGATAGGTGATGGCGAGTGGCCGGTGGCGTGGAAACGGCGCGATGATGATAAGCTGATGCGTGCGCGTCCGGTGGCGGTGACGGCGTTTGGGGCGCTTAACGCCGGGGCGGTTGATGCGGGAATAGTGGAGCGGGCAGCACCGTATGCGTTTGACGCCGCAACCGGGATACTGACGGCGTTTGCAGACGTGGAACTTCGGCTGAGCGCCGGGCAGGGCGGGGTGGACTGCCGCAATACGCTGCGCAAGGAACTGCGCGAGAAACACCCGGCGAAATACTACGGCGTGGTATGGGAGATGGACGACGGCGGGCTGATGGGCATGCTCATGCCGGACGGCGGGGCACAGATACTGTGGCCGAAGGGCACGATGCGCTTCGTGGAATATGTGGAGGCAAGCGCGTTCGATGAGCGCGGTGATGGCGAAACGCCGACGGGGAAACTCGTTGACGTGGTGCACAACTATACCACGATAGCGGGAGACCTCGCGGCACCACTGGCCCTTGCCGCAGATACCACATACTACCTGACGGCGCTGATAAATCTCGGGACGAACAACGTCACATCGACGGCAACGGACGGCCACAGGTCAACGGTGAAAACCAATGGCACAGGCGGGTTTCGGCTGAATAATACAGGCACATTCGTGGTGTCATACATCGACTTCACTTCGCCGAATGATAACAGCCTTGGCGAGACCATTGCAGGCAGCAGCGGTACCCCTGCGGCGGGTGACCAGACCGTTGGGTATGTGATACGCACGGGGTCAAGTGCTACGACGTTGAGTATTACAAACGGGACGGCGCGGTATGCTGGAATAACTACAGCCACAATAATTGGGTGGACGGCAACTTCAGACGCATCGGTATTATCACTTAGCCGTTTCAGGATGTACAGTTGTGCCGTTTCTGGAACAACATCATATATCTCATTTATCGGGGCTGGTTCGGTATCACGGAATGGAACAACAACACTAACAAATGTATCAATTGATAATACGAATATTGCTGCATCAACATCAAGTGATTGGGCCATAATAAATTTGAGGTATATCTCAATTGCGGCAAATTTAAGCGATGTAAGTATAACCCCGACGGTTACTGGAACACCAAACTTCATTGTGTTTGTTAATGTGTTCACATCATATACGATAACATGCGAGTGGAAAAATATTCTCGCCGTCGGTAAAGCAAAATTTGCGGCCGTAATGATGGGGAACAATGGCACAACTGGCAACGTGAACGGAACAATATCTGATAGTGTTATTAAAAACACGAGCGTTGCTGCTACGAACGGACATGGATTTTATTGCGATGGGTCAAATGGGACTGTTACGGTAACAGCAACAAACAATATCATTACGGGGTGTACTGGCACAGCGGCAAAAGGAATGAACAAAGCCGCCAATATAGCAGCTGTTCTCACCCACACCTACAACCGCTACTACAACAACACAACTGACTGCTTCGAGGCCCTTGACGCTACTGAGGGTACTGGCGTAGACCCCCAGCTTGGCAACCTGCCTGCCGGGTGTGTGATTGACACGGCCAACTGCCCGTTCCCGGATGGGTACGCGGTGGGCAACATGGCGCTGGAGTTCACCGGCAGTGACACCTTTGACAACCTTGGCATTGATGAGAGTGTGTCTACCATGACCGGGTGGAAGTACGCCGGGACGAAGATCATCACGCCGGGGATTTACTATACGCTGACAACGTTCCCGGAGGTGATAACCGGGCTGACCCCGAACAATGGAGACATCGATGGCAATACCGCCGTGGTCTGGGCAGGACGTGGTTTTGGGGCCACACAGGGCACCGGGACGGTCTCCCTTGATGGTGTAGTACAGACTGTCACCGCATGGTCCGAAACTGGCCCCTCAACGGTCACCCCAGCCCATGCAACCGGGTGGGTAACCGCTTCCTGCACCAATTACCGTGGTGCCACGTTTTATCTCCTAAATGCATTTTGTTTTACCAGCTCTGATAACGCCCGTGCATTCGGCGTCCGCATCTATCTCGGTGAAGACAAGACCGTCGCCGACCCGACAGACATCGGTCTCTACACCGACGAAATACGCTGGTCCGAGTTCGACATCTCCCCCTACGGCCCCACACTGGACTGGTCCACCGCCGTTCTGGTACCTGATCCGATAGATGATATCACCGAGGATGTTGACCTGACCGAGGGTGGCACAATCCCGGTAATCGGCGGCTGCGCCGTAAAAGTGGCCAACACGATCAACTGGGGCGGGGTCTGGACCCAGCTGGACAAGATATTCGATGACGCCGGTATCCGTCTCAACGGGCTGCGCTGCGACATTATTGAGTTTGAGATAGTGGGCGGGGTGCTCACGGATCCTGACGGGACGATAATCTACCGGGGAATCTGCGAGATGCCGTCGTGGACGGAACTGGTGATGTCCATCCCGGTCAGCAATGCGCTGTTGAAACGAAAGAGCAACCTGGGGACGCTGATCACAACCAGCGATAGTGATACCACCGGTAAAATGGTCCCGATCGTCTTCGGGGAGTATAAGCCCGAATATGACGCCGATGGTAACATGAAGTGGGGCGGGTTTGCCAAGTTTGTCCGCGTGGTTAACAGCATCAACACGTTCAAAAATGATGAAGTTTTACCAGTGCCTGAGCCTATAAATCAGATTGTGTTACCGGTGGTTTGGCCGGGAGACGCTATCGATCGGATGTACACCTGGATTGCCTATGGAATTGACGACGGGCTCGCTGCCACGTCCGGCCCGGCGCTCAATGGACTCTATTATTTGAAAAGTGTTGAGGGTAATAGTGCCGGTTTGATGCGCAAGATCACTTCGGTGAATTATGCACCCACTGGCTTTAAATACAAGCGGTACATGCAAATTACTTTTAATAATTACTTTCCCGACGCCCTGGAGGGAACCTTTGATGTTGATCATGAAAATCAAACATGGGTATCGATAGTTGAAATTCAGCGCCAGTATGCCTGCGATGTGTGGCCGTGTGCAGGATTGATTGATTCGAGTGGAAACCCAATTACCCGCGTGCAGGAACTCTACGGGTATGGAAAGCAACAAACGGTTGAGGTTGACGAACTGGCAGATCTTGTGCCGGTACGTGACACTATCAGTGATTTCTGGCCGATTCCGCATTATGCTTACGAGGTGCATGACAGTAAAATTAATCTGCTGGATATTGATCCTCTTCACTTTGATACCACTCCAGACGAACTCAATTCGTTCAGCTTATATCCGCCTAAGCTGGTGGCTTTGGCGACCGATCTGAATGCATGCATAAAGTGGGGCACTTACGGAACAAAATATGCAGACGGAGTATTTGTTACCGGTGGTGTGGATATTGATGCAGTCCAGACTGCGGGGTCTCTCAATAAAACGATAGATCGACGGTCTGATACCCGATTTGCGATTGGAGTTACAGCTCGTGATATTGGCAGTCAGCCTGGCTACCGCGTGATTATTGAAATCGATCCGCCCGATGTGCCACGCAATCTTGATTTTGACGAAGCATATTTACTGGTGAAAATGCGGATTAACGAGGATAACGACACAACCGAAATAACCAATCCCGGAAAAGTTCAACTTCGCTGGCGTCGGTTTCTTGGTGAATCAGCACTTTGCAAACCCAGCGGAACAGGCAGTGAATGGTTTACCGGCGACGCCGAGGCAAAGGTCAATACGTTTATAGATTCCGTCCCGGACTTTTACTATAATAGCGATCCCGCGACCGGAAACGAACACTTTTTTATTGAGAAAAATACCTGTTCCGTCTTTCATGCAATAGACGGTTATGCCTATGGATATGTGCAGTTTCAAATTGAGGGTATCAATTCATACGATAAGTTGCGCTCAATTCACAAGGCGGCAATAGTATACCTTCGCACATCCACCGAGGGTGGTGGTACATCAAACCCCTTTACTGACTCAGTGGAAATTACCGAGATTTGTTGGGCATTCAAGAAGCGGGTTTCCATCACTGATAGTGTATATCTGCCTATCCGCGGCCGCCGGTACCTGGGCACCTGGGGTGAGGGGGAAGGGTCGAGCTCATGGTCATCCAGTTCCTCCAGCAGCTCATCGAGTTCCAGCTCATCGAGCAGCCAGAGTTCGCCATCAAGCAGCAGCTCGTCTTCGTCAAGTTCAAGCAGTCAGTCATCCCCGAGCAGCTCCTCGAGCAGTTCATCCAGCTCCAGCAGCTCATCCAGCAGTTCAAGCAGTCAGTCCAGCTCATCGAGCAGTCAGAGCAGCCCCAGCAGCTCCAGCAGCAGCTCCACGTCCTGCAATTACGGCAACGGCCGGAAAAACGGCTGTGCGATGATAAACAACCCGGTGGATATCGTTGAACACGTATGCCGGCTGCAGAACTGGTCAGAGACCGACCGCCAACACGACTGGGGCCATGAATACAGCGATCACCCGAGTATCGACGTGTCCACGTCCGAGGGCGGTTTCGATTACGAGGATCTGGATTCTACAAAGGCGATGCGGCCCGCCTGGCAGATCACCGAATACAACGATGCCTATTCGGACGCGATGGTCCGGTCCCTGTGCCGTGAGTATTTCCTGTGCCAGTTTCAGCAGCCGACCACCAGCGCCGAGTCAATCGCCGCATTCGTAAACAAGAGCCTGACGCTTCCGGCCACCACAATCACCCTGGCTGATATTCTCGGACCGATCAGCGCGGTCGAGATGGCGCCGGTCAAAGGGATATTCTGCGAACCGATTATCCGGTACTGCCGCAACCCGGCCACCGGCGCCTATGACAAAATCATCCAGATCACCAATGCCCAGGCGGCCACCTATGACTCCAGCTACGTGATCGGCCTGACCGGCACCACGGCGGAGATGGCCTGGCACCGGGCCCACGTGCTCTGGCAGGCATATCGGCAGGTGGAGCAGGCCCCGTCCGACATGACCGACTGCCCGTCGATAGTGCGGGATGAAGATGCTGTCGCGCGCCTGGACACCTGGTTCAGCTGGATGGGCGCCATCAACGCAACCGGGACAATCGCCGGGATCACGCTTGAGCCGAAGCGCCGGGTATCGTTCACGGTCCCGTATGCAATCGGCCGGCTGTGGTTTCTGACGCAGCATCACCGGTTGCAGCTGCCGCACCAGACCGATGACCAGGCTATCGAGTTCATGATCGAGCGGTACCGCAAGCGGCTTTCGAAGGGTGACGAAAGCGTGTATGTGCAGGCCATTCTCTACGGTTCATCGACGGAAATCGAGCTCTACATACAGGACACCTGGACACAGGGGACGGAACTCCTGGACTGGCAGGACCACATGAGCACGCAGGTGGAGCGGGCCGAGGGTGGCGCCGATATCCAGGACATCACTTAACCATACAGCCTACGGGGGCGATTATGGCAGCGCGGCGGGATGTGATTCTGGACATCGGGTTTTCTCCCGGTGACATCGTGGTCTTTACCGGGGCACTCCGGGACCTGAAAAAGGCACACCCGGACATGAATATCACGGTGAAAACCTGTTGTCCCGCGATATTCGAGAACAATCCCCACCTGGACCGTCCGGTCGGCAAGGGATCGTTTATCCCGGACCTGGTCCCCCACGCATCAAACCTTAACGACCTTGGCCACGGGTATGAATTTGATTCATACCGGCAGTTCCGGGAGCTCGCCGCCCAGCGGAAGATGCGGGCGGTGGTGGAGGGCGATGTATGCCGGTATTACGATGCCCGGATGAAAGACGGCCCGGACGCGATCCTGTTCACGGCGCCTGTGGGCAACGTCGACCACCCGGAACCGGAGTTTGTTCAGGTCCAGTATAACGACATCCACAACTGCGGCTGGACCGGGCGCCACTTCTCGACCGCCTACCACATGCACCTGGAGGAAAAGCTGGGCGTGAAGATACCCCAGACCACCCTGTATCCCGACCTGCACCTGAGCGAGGAGGAAAAGGGATGGATGAACCAGGTGGAGGACACGTTCGGATACAAAGGGCCGTTCTGGCTGATCAACGCCGGGCACAAGAGCGATTACCCGCTGAAACAGTGGGGAGTGGACAACTGGCAGGCCCTGGTGGACCTGCTGGCTGACCGGGTCCAGTTCGTCCAGGTGGGCGAGCTGACCCCGGATGAAGACCTGAAGGCATACGAGGAAGGGCGGCTGCAAAAGATTGTCCACTATCACCCAAAACTCAACAACGTGCTGGATCTGCGGGGCAAAACAGACCTGCGGCAGCTGATCCGGCTCTGTTACCATGCCCAGGGCGCGGTCTGCGGGGTGACGGCGCTCATGCACATGATGGCAGCCTGGCGTAAACCCTGCGTGGTGGTGAGCGGGGGCCGGGAACCGCGGCGCTGGGAGCAGTATCCCATGCATCGGTTCGTCGACACCGTCGGCTGGCTTCCCTGCTGTGCGGACAACGGCTGCTGGCTGTCGGGGCGCCGCAAGGATTCCGCAGGCAATAAGTCTTGTGTCCACCTGGCCGGCGGCCGGCCGTTGTGTTACCGGCTGATCGACCCCGAATGGGTGGCAAACGAGGTGCTCGGGTATTACCTGGGAGGTGTGCTGTGATCATCTTCACGGGCACCGGGCGCAGCGGGACGGGCTGGCTGGCGCAGTGTTTCAGCGCGCAGCATGAGTTTCGCGCGCGCCAGTTTATCAAGGTGCAATGGCCGGAGATGGAATACGACTGGTCGGACCCCCAGCGGCGGATCGCGGCGATGCGGTGGCTGCTGACCGGGGTGGATATAAAGACCTTTGCCGACTCCTGCAACCTGTATGTGCATTTTCTCGACGCCCTGTATGCCATCGACCCGACGGTCAAGATCGTGGTTTGTGAGCGCAACCGGGAAGATTACGTCAAGAGCGCCGTGAACCGGGGCTGGCACGCCTACAAGGGGTACCATTGCGCGCCGGCGCCATCCGACGCCATCAGCGCCAGCTGGGCCTCCATGAGCCCCCAGGAGCGCTGTGGATGGCAGTGGAGCTTCCGTCTCAACAAGGCGCGGGAGCGGCTGGCCGCGGTCCCGCCGGAGTCGTATCTCTGGTGTCACCTGGAGGATATCACCCAGGATCTGCTTCCGGTCGAGCAGTTCCTGGGCATGCCCGCAAACGACGAATGGCGCGACAAACACTATATCCGCGGGCGGTCGATTTATGCATAACAGCAGTCTGAAGGGCATGCAGCAGAATATCGCGGCCTACCTGGGCAAGGCGACCCCGGGGACCATGGTGCTGGATGTCGGGGCCATGGACGTGAACGGGACCTATCGGGCGCTGTTCAATTCCAAAATATTCAAGTACATGGGCACCGACCTTGCCGCAGGGCCGAACGTGGACCTGGTCATGAAAAGCGAGTTTGAAATCCCGCTCCCGGACGATTCGGTGGACGTGGTGATATCGGGCCAGTGTTTCGAGCACTGCCGCAATCCCTTCCGGCTGGCCGTTGAGATGTTCCGGGTCTGCAAGCCAGGCGGGTTGTGCCTGGTGGTGGCCCCGCGGGAGTGGAAGGAACACCGCCACCCCTGGGATTGTTTCCGGTACCTGGCTGACGGGATGCGGTCGATACTGGAGACGGCCGGATTCGTGGTTGAAAAGGCGTTTGTGATTGGGATCGACTGCTGGGGCATCGGCAAAAAGGCGAAGGCTGCAAAGTGAAATCGACTGACAGCGTATCCATTGGACGGTATACCTACGGCACCCCGCGGGTGCTCTGGGGTGGTATGGCCAGGCTGTCGATCGGGGCGTTCTGCAGCATCGGCCAGTGCGTGACGGTGTTTCTGGGCGGGGAACATCATACCGACTGGGTCAGCACGTTTGCGTTTAAAGAGAAGTTCTGCAACGGCAAGGTGGTGACCACGCGGTCCACGAAGGGCGATGTGGTAATCGGCAATGATGTCTGGATAGGGCAGTCGGCCACGATCCTGTCCGGGGTGACGATCGGTGACGGCGCGGTGATCGGGACCCTGTCGGTGGTGGCAAAGGACGTGGAACCCTACACTATCGCCGCGGGCAACCCGGCCCGGCCAATCCGGCTGCGGTTCGATGAGGCGATTGTCGCGCGCCTGATGAAGGTGCAGTGGTGGAACTGGCCGGACAAGGTTATTGAGAAGATGCTGCCGTATTTCGCCAGCAACGATATCGAAAAGTTTCTCACGATCGCGGAAAAGCAGGGGCAAAAATGAGACGGTATGAACTGATTAACTGGTTTATTGAGCAATATGGTTATACGCGGTACCTGGAGATCGGCATCGACAACCCGTCGAAGTGTTTCGACCAGGTTGTCTGCGCGCACAAAACCGGGGTTGACCCGAATGTCGGGCGGACCAATCCCCCGCACCATTACCGGATGACATCGGATGCGTTTTTCAAGTCGGTGCCGGGGTCGTTTGATATTGTGTTTGTCGATGGATTGCACCTGCGGGACCAGGTGCTGCGGGATGTGGACAACGCCCTGGCCGTGCTGGCGCCCAACGGGACGATACTGATGCACGACTGCTGGCCGCCCAACGAACGGGCAGCCGGCGCGACCCGCCATCCAGCACAACCCTGGTATGGGACGGTCTGGCAGGCATGGGCGCAGTTGCGGGCGACCCGCCGGGACCTGACCATGCACGTGTTTGCCGATGACTGCGGTATCGGCATCGTGCGGCGCGGCACCCAGGTGCTCTATACGGGCCCCTACCAGACGTTTGCTGATTTTCAAGCGCACCATGCCGATATTCTGCAAATAATCGGCCCGGGAAACCTGACGGGAATTTATAAGGGGAAGCACTGATGTCAGTCTGTATCACCTTCAACGACTGCTGTTCCACCGTGTATGAAAACGCCTACCCGGTCATGAAGAGGCATGAGGTTCTCGGGACGTTTTTTATCTGCGGAAAATATGTCGGCCAGCCGTTTGATGCGGCATGCATCTGCAACAAGCGCTGCCGCACCGCCATCTCGGTGGAACAGTGCCACGAACTGTTCAGGGCGGACTGGGAGTTCGGGTCCCACACATACAGCCATGTGGACATGGGGACCTGTGACTCGGAAACCCGCCATCACGAGATTCTTAACAACAATCTCTGGCTGCATTCGAACGGGTTTCCGACCCCGCGGGGAATCACATACCCGTATGGGTCAATCAATCACCAGGCGCTGGAAATGGCGTCATCCTTTTTCGCATACGGGCGCCTGGCGGACGTGACAAGTAAATACGAGGGATCCGAACGCATGCAGGTCCCGGCCATGCCGCTGAATGCGAAAACCACGCTGGCGGATGCGGTGAAGTACGGGATTGAAAAGGGCCGGGAGGGACTGGCGGTGTTTGCCGGTCACCGTATCGCGGCCGGTACCCCCGACACATTCACCTGGAACATCACTGATTTCAACGGTCTTCTGGACGCCCTGAAGCAGGCCGGGCTGAAGTTTATGACGATGGAGGAAGCAACATGCCGCATATAGATGTCGGCATTCCCTGGGAACCCGGCCAGCGGCTGGGCTTTGCGGTCAACCGGTTCATGGCCCTGGTCGAGGACTGGGCCCTGATATTGGACTGGGACGTGGCGCTGGTTAACGTCGGCTGGTATGACCTGTGCATGCATGCGATTGAGCAGGTCGGTCACCAGGCCGGGCTGCTGTCCTGTGTCACAAACCGCATAGGATGCCCGCTGCAGCGCGACAAGACCGCCCCGGCCTCCGATGTGCTGGATGAGCACCGGGCCCATGCCCTGGCGGTCCAGGCGCGGTCTGGCGGTGTTCTGGAGGACGTAACGGATAGCCAGTTCAAGTTGTCGGGGCTGTTTTTTCTGACCCACCGGGAGGCGTTCGACAAGGTGGGCGGGATGCCGCCAGACAAGTTCATCGGGATGGACAACTGGTATCACGCGAGAATCAAGGAAGCCGGCTACCGGATATACGTGATCAAGGGGCTGTATTGTTATCACGGGTACCGGCGCCAGTGGAACAACAAACCGAGCGGGGGCTCAGTATGACGAAGCGGTATGCGATCTTTTTCGTGGCAACGGGGCCGTGCGTGGCGAACGGTAAAAATTACCTGCCGGACACCAACTGTCTGCTGAACAGCATCCAGAAGCAGCAGCTGCACACCTATCCCGGTTGTGAGCTCGATGTGTACCTGCTGCACCACGGGTTCGACCCGGTCTGGAATTATCCGGCCGTAGCCACCGCGGCGTTTGACTATCGCCTGATCCCGGTGGAGCTGAAACGCGAGGAAATCCCGCATCCGAAGGAAACCAAGTGCATCGAGTTTGTGAAGCGGGCGCGATATTTCAAGCTGCTCGAGCTGGCACCGCAGTATGACGCGGTCTGCCTGCTGGATGCCGATATGTTTTTCGTGTCCCGGGCGTTCATGAACCTGTTTGACCTGGTTGCCGGCACCGATAAGCTGATCGGCGCCAACGAGAAAATCAAGTGGGACATGGGACCCACCTACATGCTGGGAGCTGAGCCGATATTTCCCAAGCCAACCCGCCTTCATGCGATGATCTGCAACGTGCCCAGTCTGTTTGACATGAAGCGGTGGTCCGAGGTATTCGAATTTTACACAAAAATCTGTTTTGGCGGGCGCCAGGACCTGCCCGACGGCACCACGAAGGGCATCGGGGACCTGTTCGCCCACAACATCAGCATCGCGCATGCGGGGCGCGCCGATGACGTGGTGGCGCTGCCGATGGAGACCATGGCCCAGGTGCATCATGTCTGGCGCCGGCCGTGGACCTACCTGATCAACGACGGCGGCCGGTGGCGCAGCCAGGCCGGGGACCGGGTCTACATGCTGCACGACACCAAGCGGATCGCCCGGCCGTCGTTTGTGAACGACAACCTGGCCGATTTCGACAAGGATGAGGCAGGCTGGCAGGGAATACCGAAGATCCGGCCGAAAGTGGAGGCCGGGCTGCGGGCATGCCAGGCTGAGTGGTGGGACCTGAATTTCAACCAGCGGGTGAAACTAGACGCTTTTTTACCGCACAGTCCCGACTGGGATGCATTGAAACCCAAAGGAGCATGAGTATGGCACTCTCACTGAAAAGCTACGAAGTCGATTTCGAGCACGGCCGTATCACGGTTCGCCCGGTAAAGGGGCCCGAGAAGCAGATCAACCGGACATACCTGGAGGAAAAGCTGCGGGCCGATGCCGAGAAGCATGTCGACAAGAATGTCGATGTCAAAAAGGAAGTCACCGCGGAAACGAGTACCCGCCTGGACCACCTTCGGCGGGTGCTGGCGGGGTTAAAGGGCGACAGCATGGATGCGATGATGGTCCGCGATGAGATACAGAACCTGGAGGGCCAGAACCTGGACAAGGCCATAGTGCGCAGGAGAAACCAGCTGGTGTCCGAGACCGCCAGGGAAATGGCAAAATCGCGTCTGGAGGATCTGCTGACAGAGCTGTCTCCGAAGGCGCTGATCGACGGGAGCATCTGAACCTGACCACGCGGGGGCGTGGAGTAAACGATCATGGCAAGTGAAAACAGACACATAACGCGGATCCGCGACACCGAGGTGAATGTCCGGGCAAACCTCGACCTGGGGCAGTCGGCGATACTGACTGATCAGAACGAGGAATGGGTATACATGAACTCCGCGGACACGCGGCTGTATTACATGGCGAACCAGAAATACTGGGACGGGGCGGCGTTCACGTACTGCGATGCTGAATTTGAGGACGTGACGGCGCACGGGAACCTGTACACGTCCGGGTATGTGTACCACTACGGCGACACCGACACCCGGATACACTTTGACCTGGATACAATGTCCCTGATGGCCGGGGGGCTGGAGTTCATTTATCTCCTGGAGGACGGGGCGCAGGACACGCTGGAGATTAACCGTGCCAATCAGGACATCGACACCATCATAAATACGGTGGTGGCAGACACGGCGTTTGTCCGCGGCAGTGACGGGTTTATCGGCGTGCACACCAACGCCCCCGCCGGCATGTTTCATATATACGAGGGCAATTCCCCCGGCACCGCCGATGCGAGCGCGGATGAGCTAATTATTGAGAGTGATGGTTCAACAGGACTCTCAATACTTCCCGGGGACGCCGAGGGCGGCAATCTGTTTTGGGATGACGGCACATACGCGAGCAAGTTAAACTGGGTACAAGGCGGGTGGGACTTTCAGGCCGACAACGACGCGGTATCCTATCTCTATATCGGATTTGATGGTGTTTGGGTGAATAGCGGCGGGGTTGCTGCTATTGACTTTACGGTTAGCTGGGATAGCGGCGTCGCGCTGTTCTGTCAGGGGTCGGATGGTGTGGTGGGCGTAGGAACGTCCACAGTACAGGCGTGGAAGACGGCGACGTATGAGAGCGTGCTGTCGTTCGGGGCGGCTGGCAAATGCGCCATTGCTGGGGATGGAAGTACGCTTGAAATAGTGACTGATGCATACTATGACATCACCAGCAACCGATGGGAACATGCGACGGCGACAACTGGGAACGCCCGCATTGCGATGGGTGATGGCATATATATGTATATACCAGACGGTACAGGAAATCCCGGTGATCCGTTGACATGGATCGAAATGCTCCGCCTGAAATACACCAGCTCGACAACCAGTGAAATTATTATCAATGATACACAGACCAGCAAACTTACGATGAAAATTCGTCAGAAAAGCGATGCTGCGCACCCGTGTATCTATCTCGAACAGGATGACGAAAGCGAAGGATGTATCGACTTTTTGGCAAGTGACCGGGGAGCCATAATTACGAATGGGGTAACAAACAGTGTCGCATCTGTAAGGTGCGAACTCAACGGAACCGTATACAGGGTGGCGCTCTTTGCAGATGCCTAAACTAATAATCACCACTCCCGTCTATCGCTCCGAGGCAGCAATCGTTCCGGAGTGCCGGGCTACGGTGCACGCCCTGCGCGATGCGGGGATGTGCGTTGCGCCAGAATGGGTTATCATGCCCGGGCCACTGGTGTACAAAAACCGCAACGACTCGATCCGATACGCACTCACCGTCCCCGGCTGGACGCACCTGCTGACGCTCGATGCGGATATCTCGCTGGTAGACCCCGAGGCTGATGTCCGGCGCCTGCTCGATGCGGATGTGGATATCATCGGCGGGGCATACACGATGCGCTGGGAGGATGGCCCGGACATGGTTTGTGCGGCGCGGCTCGACAGCGGGCACATCACAACGACCAGCGCCGGGCGGCATGAGGTGGACTGGATGGGCGGTGGGTGCATCCTGATACGGCGGGAGTGCATCGAGGCGCTGGGGTCGCTATGGTTCCGGCACGAGTTCAACGCGGACGCGAGCGACCAGACCCCGGAGGATGTGGGGTTCTGCCAGTGGGCGCGCGCACACGGATACAAAATATGGCTTGACTGTGATGTGCATGCCGTACATCACCAACTACAAAACAGAGGGGGCACCAGTATGGACGGACTCACACTGCCGACAGTGGAGGACAGACAGCGCATCATCCAGGAAAAAATCGATGCGTGCATCCGTGGGATCTACTCGTTGACCATCGACGCAAAGGCCGCGGAGATTACGGGCAACGCCAAGAACACGGAGAAACTCGAAAAGGCGTTGTCGGAAACAATGAAGCAAAAGGCGGCATACGAACAGCTGATGAAGGAAATCAAGTAACACAGCGGGGACTGGAGGCGGTATGAAACGGGTACTGGTGATCGACGGTGGCGGGTGCAAGGGGGTGGCGCCGGCAGTGGTGCTGTCGGAGATTGAACACAAAACCAAGCGGCCGATCTGGCAGACGTTCGACCTCGTGGTCGGCACCTCGGTCGGGGCGATCCTGACCGGGATCATGGCCACCGGGAAGCTGACCGCCACCCAGACCCTGCAACTCATGTTCCGGGCCCTGCCGCAGATATTCACCCGCCGTCCCTGGCCGCTGCTCCCGAAGTACCCGCGGCAGCCGTTTATCGACGCCTGGACAGCCAATATCGGCACGGTGCTGATGCGGGAGTGCAAAACGGTGTATGTGGCCACCGCGGTGAGTGCATGCGACAGCCACACCCACTATTTCAAGAGCAGCCACGACAAGGACGCTTCCCTGCCGGTGCTCGAGGTGGTGTTGCGGTCGTTTGCGGCGCCGGCCTACTTTGGCGGCCTGGTGGACAAAGAGGCGAAGACGGTCTGGCTGGACGGCGGGACCGGGATCGACAACTGCCCGGTGCTGGAGCCCCTCTGGGAGATCGTAGACCGAGGCTGGCACAACGAGGGGCCGGTATACATTCTCAGCCTGGGCTGCGGGTCCCATAACCCCAGCCAGACATTCGAGCATGCCAGCCGTCGCTGGGGCAAGAACCTGCGGGAAGTGGGGATGTATACCAGCATGGCCGACGGCGGTCTGGCGCGCCTGCAGTCCCGGCGCTCCCGGGTCGAGTTCGTGGAGAAAATCTGCGGTGAGTTTCCAAACGTCTATTTCAACCGCTGTGACGTTGAAATCCCCGAAAAAATGGACATCATGGACGGGGTGAAGTATCTCGACCGATATGCCGAATACGGTGAAACCATGACCGGCCAGGTCAACTGGGCGGCGCTCGTGGAGTAAACCGTGATGGAACACCGGATCGCCATCTTCGCAGGTCATGTCGGCAAGGACTCCGGGGCGATCGACGCGGCCGACAACCAGGACAATCTGTACACCATCGAGGCGGTGGTCACCTACGCCGTGGCCAGCAAGGTAATCCGCCACCTGGTTGATCTGGACATCCCGCACGAGCTCATCGTGGGCGGCTGGAATGACCGGCTGATGGGATCGGCCGGCTGCACGGTCGGTGTGGACCTTCATGCCGATGTATGCACCGACGCGCGCCGGCACGGGTACCACTGCATTTATTACCCCGGCAGCAAACAGGGACAGAAGCTGGCCGAGCGGATCGACGCGGCCCTGGAATATCACGCCCAGCGGGCCCGGGCGCCGCATGCCGACAAAAAGCTGTTCATGCTGAAAAAAACCGCGTTCCCGTGTATCATCGTGGAGCTGGGGTTTCTGTCCAGTATCGACGATGAGTCCCTGTTGATGCATGAGTCCTACCAGCACCACCTGGCCTGGGGTGTGGTCCAGGGACTGATGCGATGGATGTACAACGGTTACGGTTCATCTTGACTTCCCGCTGAATAATCGCTATTATACGGGTATCACACACACAAAGGGGGCGTGTATGCGGTATCTGTCCGTGGTGGCTGCGGTGCTGGCGCTGGGGCTGGTGAGCTGTTCGGATGACTCCGGAACCGGGGCGCCGGACAATCTGCGGGTGCTGAGGGTGGAGGCGCTGTCCGGGGGATGGACGCTGCAGGAGATTGTCCCGACAACCGGCGGCACCGGATCCCCGCGTATCTGGATTGATGTGAATGCCGATGGCATTGAATGGGTGTTTGAGATAAGTCCTGCGGAACTGCCTGTCCAGGTTGAATGGTATAACACTGGTACAGCGAATGAAACAGTGCAGGTCGGCTATGAAATCGGCGTGGATGTATCCGGCGGGATTGTTGTTCCACCGTCTGATAAATTCAGGCTGGGCGCCGGCGAAGACAGCACTGGGATATGGGTCGGAACCGACTTCATTACCTATCCCGAGAATGGGACGCTGGTGATATTCTGACTACGCGGTCCCGGTGATCTTCCTACCCGCTGGGGTGTTTGCCGGGACCGTCTCCGCTCCACACGCAGGGCAGGGAAAGACCTTCTTACCACCCCGCCACATGGTGTAAATCAATCCCGGAAGAAGCAGGAAGAGCCAGAGAACAATCTCGATTGCGGCGCTGCCCCTGGGCCTGCCCCGGATCCGCGCGCTGGTGTGGCAGGAAGGACAGACGCGGTCCTGTGGTTTCAGTGACCTGACGATCGCCCAGATCAGCAGAGCGGTGACAGCCAGCCCGAACAGCATCGGCAGAGCGGTTTCCATAAGCGCCTCATTTCTTTTTCAACCCAGTTTTATGACTATCGGCAGAATTATTACGATGGTCCTGTGCCTGGCTTTTATCAAGTTCGCGGTATAGCTCCTCACAGTGAACCAGTGTTTTTTCCACCCGGCCCTGGTGCTGCTGGAAGGTACTTGCCAGCGTTTTGAGATCATTCGTAATCTGTTTGATAGACCTGCCGACTTCGAGAATTGTTTTTCCTGAACCGACATCCATATCCAGGACTGCTGCATCTTCTCGCACCACCAACGGGTTAGGTGATTGCCCGTTTTGGGCAACAGGATAGTGCCTTCGGATATTTCTCACCACGTAGTCCATGTCAAACCCCAATCCCTGCAGGGGCTCTTCGAGTTCACGCGGAAGCGACCGCTGACCGTTTTCATACTTCTCATACCCGGTTTTGCTTCTCATAATGCTTTCGGCGACGGAAAAAATATTGAGGCCCAATCGCTGGCGCTCACTTTTTAACCGCCTTCCGACTTCTTTGTCTTTGTCTGACATAGACTTACACCCCTTAAAAAATAATTCCCGAATTGGGTTGACAATCTACCCGGTTAGGGTTATATTGTTTCCTGTCGGCTATATGATACCACGTGTCTGAATAAATAGTCAAGGAGATTAATAATGGGTTCACCGGACGAAGTCTGCTGGCAGAAGGATGGCCCCGATGTAATCGATTGGGAGAAAACAACGCAGGAAGTGAACCGGCGCCTGGGAGCATCCTACGATTGCCGCTATGTTCGGCGCATTTATCACGGGCCCCTCCGCTCAAAGTACGTGTTCAATACCCTGAAGCAGTTCCTGCCGAAATCAGTGTGGTCTGAAAACATGCTGCAGGGTACCGCCGCTGAGGCCCAGCATGCCCCTGTCGGCGCGGACGTAACCTTGGAGGGTCAGAAATAGGCGGGCTTGCAGGGCCCTTTACGGCGGTTTGGTGGCACCCAAAATACTGGAGTGGTCAATGTCAAACACGAATGTCCAGCAGTTTGATGTAAAAACCCGCGAAATCATCGGCCTACTCAAAAACGCCTTTGACCGGCATATCATTGAGGCGCGGTATAAACTCGCGCGCCAGCTGGTGGTGGACGCCAAGGTGATGTATCCCGGATCGGACTGGTCCACCGAAGAGCGTCTGATGAACATGGAGGGCGAGCTGGGCCGGATGTGTTGTCTGTGCCGGCGCCTGGCTGAACTCCACACCCTGGACTGCAAAGAGGCCGGGATGACCGTCGAGGACTACGAGCTCGCGGTTGACGTGGCGCTGAACGATACCAAACAGGCATTCAAGGATCTGAAACTCAACCTGCCGATGGCCGGCGACAGGAAAGACGCATGAGTGGAGAACAGTTTGTTGCGCAGGTCATTCGGGACGCGATCGCCGATGGCCGATTTGAAATTGCCCGGGCAGTGCTCAACCATGCCCGGGATACATTACCAGCTAGGACATATCGGGAATTGAAGTCACTCATTGACTCTTGCCCGGTATTTGGTGACGGCGATGAAAATAAAAAAGTGGGAGGCAATGGATGCGAGAGTTGACGGCAGTAGAACGCAAGGTGCTGACAGAGCATGTGAAGTGGCTGAACGGCGACGGTGGTTCATGGGCCGACCTGTCATGGGCCAACCTGTCAGGGGCCGACCTGACACGGGCCGACCTGACACGGGCCAACCTGTCAGGGGCCGACCTGACACGGGCCGACCTGTCATGGGCCAACCTGTCAGGGGCCAACCTGTCAGGGGCCAACCTGTCAGGGGCCAACCTGTCAGGGGCCGACCTGACACGGGCCGACCTGTCATGGGCCGACCTGCAAAAAGCAATCTACTCAACGCTATCCGGTCTTCGCGCAAATTGGCGAGAACTGCCCGACACTCTGACGCTGGAGTTGATGCGCCACGATGCGGAGGGGCTGGCAGACCCGAAGCTGTTGGACAAGTGGAAGGCTGGTGGCGGTTGCCCGTTCAATGGCCGCGAGCGTGACTTTTACTTCCACGAAAAGCGCGAGTTGTGGAAGCCGGGAAAGCCGAAACTGCGCGGGTGGGCATTGTGGGCGGCACTGTGCAAGGAAAAGAAAATCAAGATAACAGAGGCGAAGGGATGATCATGGTTATCGGGACGCAGCTCAACCTGTTCCGGCAGAAGCGGCAGCCTGTCCTCCAGGAACCAGTGGTGACGGTCCTGCCATCCAGACCGTCTGACCGCCGCTGGTTCCTGGAGCGTTACCGCCGGGAGCATGCGTTCCAGGGATACGGGGAGCTGGGGCTGCGGAACGGGGAAGCGATCGCAAGGTATCTGGCGACGGCGATGAAGGTCCCGTTTGTGATGAGCGTGAACGGGGAGCATGTGAGGCAGATGCAGATGTTCAAGCCTTAAAACCCTTTTCAAAGGAGAGTGGTATGGGAGCGCTTGCGATTGTGGGAGAGACTGAACTTTCGGGAAACGATCACGTTCAGAAGTGTCTGGAACTGCTGATCAACGGACGCAACTGTTTTGTGCAGGCGGCGAAGCTGTACTGCGAGCACATCGCCCCGAACGAGGAGCTGAAGGAAGCCATGGTTGACGCCGGGATCTCCCGGGAAATGATGCGGCGGCTCGAAGCCATCGGCCGCAATCGCCTCATACCCGAGCTGCTGGATGCCACGGGAAACCAGAGAAAGTTGCTGCGGTGTTCCATCGATGACCAGCGCAAGTATTACAAGAGCCCGATCGAGGTGTTGATTGTCGGTGGTGATGTGCTGAAGGTGAAGGTGGAGGACATGACCCCGCTGCAGATCAAACAGGTGTTCAACGGTGACCGCATCCGCGACATTGCGGCCCAAAGGGCATGGCAGGAGTCCGGGAAATACGAAGTACGCCAGGGCACGAAACAGCAGGCCGAAGCGTTTGTGAAGGCAGGCAGGCTGGTGATTCCGCCGCATGACAAGCAGATAATCTTTGACCGGAAGACGGTGTTCGCGTTTCTGGCGATGATGGAGTAGTCATGGCGTACCGGAAGAAAAAATGTCTGCGATGCGGTAAGCGGTTTACGCCGTCGAACAGCAATTCTCGCTATTGTGTGTCATGTGGGCCCGAGCACCAGCGCGAGAGACACCGCAGAAATTCGTACAAACAGTACCACAACCCGAAGTATCGCGAGAAGTATCGCAAGATCAGGTTAAAGTACGCACACGAACATCGCGATCATTTGAACAGACTGGCGCGCGATTCAAAACGCAGGGCGAGAATGGACCCAATAAAACTTAATAAATATCGCCAATCAGAGCGGATGCAAAAGCGCAGGTGGAGATCCGACAAGCGTCGGGCTGAATTATGGATTGGTCTTCTAAATATTATTAGAATAACGGAGAACATTGTGAAAGACAAATGTGATAAAATGACGGACTACAACTGTGGCAAAACCTTCATCTTTTCTGACGCCGCCACGAGCATTTGCAAAAGGTGCGGCTCAACCGTGATCGTTCACGGCGGTAAAGTGTTCAATGCCGAAAAGAGGGGCGACAACGAATGGATTGTACAGACGCTCAAAATTCATACGTGCAATTAAGATGATTGGTTGATTTAATATGCCCAGAGGAAAGCCGAAAGGGAGTAAGGTCAGTGATAGGCCTTGGAAATTGCTTAATATTAAGCGCCCAATTCGTCGCATAAAAAAACGCCATTATAAAAAAACATGTTTGAGGTGTAACAAGACATTTCATGCTAACAGCAGTAACCAGCTCTATTGTGTGTCTTGTTATAGTGAGCGGGCGCGGGAGCTGAGACGTGAGCGGGCGCGGGAGCTTGGGAGTGATCCAAAGTATCGCGCTCGGGTGCGTGAGCGTCAGCGTGAGTACTGGTGTGATCCAAAAAACTGTGAGCGTCAGCGTGAGTTGAGGTGTGAGCGGATGCGTTCCGAACTTCAGTTTGGTCTCATGAAGTTCATCCGAGTGGCGGAGAAACTACTGAATGAAAAATGATGATGGCATGTGCATACCGGGGACCATGGCAACCTCGGGACAGGCGTGGCGATCCGCGAGAAATCGCGGTGGTCGGGGCCGAGAGATGATTCTCGTGGGAACCCGTACAAAGAGATCGGGATTGCACGAGCATGCCATTGTCATGTTTCATTCAACACTAATGGGCATGGTGAGAACATACCCGCCAGTGCGTTCGGCCCGCAGCCGGTACTTCAAAATAAGTATCGACATCGGTCGGTCTGCCAGGCTATGCGGAGTCCCAGGCAGATACTCACCATGCCTTTTGATAGAACGGGGGTAAAGCAATGGTGTTGGCAATATCATACCTGGTGGTCGGTCTCATGGGTTATTCAATAGGGTTTATCATCTGGTATTGCATGGGAATTCACGATTGCCTTAAATATCCTCATTTTTTTAAAAGAACAGGAGTAAACCACTGATGTCCAGAAAGAAATCCACCTCAAAGGAGTCCACCCCGATGGTCCACGAAGTGACCCTGATCCCGATCCACGACATCTCCCCCTCCCCTGTTCAGCCGCGGAAAAACTTCGGTAACCTCGACACCCTGGCGGCATCGATGAAGGCCGCTGGTTTGCTACAGGCGGTCGTGGTGCGGGCTATCGGTGACGGTTACGAGTTGGTGAGTGGTGAAAGGCGTTTGCGCGCGGCGAAGTTGTTGAAGTGGAAAGTTATTCCGAGCGTTGTGCGCACGCTGACCGACGATGAGGCGCACGAAATCACGGTCATCGAAAATCTTGAGCGGGATAGCCTGACCCCGCTGGAACAGGCGCGGTCGATTGATATCCTGCTCAAGGCGCCCGGGCACACGGTCACCGATGTCGCCGATCGCCTGGGCCGGTCTCCTGGCTGGGTGATGCGCCGTGAGGCCCTGCTTTCCCTGAGTAATGAGTGGCAGACAAAAACGGAAGATGATACATCCAGCATCTCCCGCTGGCCGGCGTCGTGTCTGGAGGTAGTGGCGCGGTTGAATTCGGATGATCAGGCGGATCTGCTGAAGGATTATCTGAACGATAGCTCCGTCCCGAAGCGCGAAGACCTGCTGGAGCACGTAACGCACAAATACCAGCGCGACATCACCACGGCCGGATTTGACACGGCCGACATGAATCTGCTGTCCGGCATCGGTTCCTGCACTGAGTGCCGGGCCCGCACCGGCGCGCAGCCGGATCTGTTCGATGACATAGAGAAGGCGCCTGAAGGGCTGGGACGCTGCCTGGACCTGAAATGCTGGATGAACAAGGAGCGGGCCAGCCGCGAGAAGCTGTTTCTGCAGGCCAAAGAGAAGTATGGCGATGAGCTGCGCACGGTTGCCCAGGGATACTATCACGCCAACGGCAGCGCGACGCCCTGGTCGAAGGCGGTGGACAAGGCCCGGATTAAAAACGAATGGGAATGGCAGTCGTGCAAGCGGACGGAACCTGGCGCAACCCCGGTGCTGGTGGTGGACGGCAAGGACCGGGGGAAGGTGCGCTTCATGAAAATGAATGAGACGGCGCTGCAGCGGGATGAGCGCGCCATGAAGCGGGAGAAGGAAAACCCGGTGAAGGTGGCGGATGCGAAGCGGATGGTTCACCTGGCTGAACTGGCCAGCAACGTCATACGGGCTATGATTGAGGCCGAGACCCTACCGAAGATTGATCTGAGCGTCATGATCGCCTATACGGTCACGTTCGGCATTGACGGATATTCTGGAGACAACGATTTCGCAAAGTACGATGAGATGGTGACGCTGAAACCCGCTGAGCTGGAAAAGAAGTTTGTCCAGGGGATCGCCGAATCGATTGATGGTAACACCTGGAACTGGGAGGGCTCCGAGGACGATATCCGGCACGTCTGTGATATCATGAAGCTGGACTACGACGCGTTGGCTGAACAGGCGCTGAAGGATGTGCCGGTCCCGGAGGCGGTTGAGAAACCGGTGCCGGAGAAGGCCACCAAGAAGGCAAAGGGCAAGGGTAAAAAGTCGTAAGGTTGACGTGTTGAAAAATCCGCTGGAAATTTTTTAGAAATGGGAGTAACAGGGGGCGTCGGCGGCAGGGGCGGGGAACCACTCCCCCAGCTCCAAACAGGATGGGTGCCTGGTTGCCGGCGCTCCTTTTTGAAAGGCAGATGAACGTGGCAAACAACAGAATTTATCCGGATGTGGACAACCGCTCAAAGCGCGCCATTCTCAACGAAAATGAGGAGCAGCGCCGGGCGACAGTCCAGATCCTGGTGGACCTGTTCTGCGAGAACCCGCACCACTGGCGGTTTAAAGACATGACCGAGGCTGAACTGGCAGATCTACGCCGGGAACGGCTGCGGCGCATCGAAGGGGGAAAATGATGGCACCGACACTGTGGCATGTATGGCCGGCAAAGCGCCGTGAAGGGCGGGAGTGTCACTATACCGGGCAGTCGCTGGAGCAGGCGGCCGTGGCGATCCGCAACCTGGTGGACGTGAAGCACACCCCGGCCGCGGTGGCATCCGTGCGCAACGACGGGGTGGTGCTGATGACCTTGTTTGAAATACCGAAAGCAAGGGGGCCGGAATGAGTCTCGTAGCCGCGGCAACCTGTCTGAGCGGGGCGGTCCTGCTGATGTTCGCCACCTGGTATGTGGCAAAAAATGGCAACTCGCTGATGGTGTTCGTGTTTCTGATGTGGATACTGCTGGGGTGTCTGATGATGTTCATATTCGGGCAGGGCTGCGCATACTAACGGACAGCGACGATCGGAGCATGTTGTGCCGGTAAGCGATATCAGGATTAAGGTGGGGTTTCCCGACCACCCCAAAACCAAGTTTCTTGTGCGAACCTGTGGTCACGAGGCGGTTACGTGTCTGCTCAGGTTATGGTCATTCGCTGCCGTTTATGCCAACCGCGGTGATCTGGGGCGCATGAATGATGAGCAGATCGAACTGGCTGCGGGATGGTCCGGGGAGGCCGGTATTTTGATCAAAACCCTGCGCGACCTGCACTGGATTGACGGATCAGTGCTGCACGACTGGCACGAACATAATCCATGGGCTTTTCATGCAAAAGAGAGAAGTGAGCGAAGCCGCAAGGCCGCTAAGGCAAAGTATAATCCGCATTTACGTATCGATGCCAAACGCATGCGCAACGCATGCGCAACGCATGCGGAACGGACTCCCCCATCTCCATCTCCATCTCCATCTCCATCTCCATCTCCATCTCCATCTCCATCTCCTACTCCTACTCCGGAAAAGATAAAAGATAAAAGCATAGGTGCGCATACGCGCACTTCGCTTGTTTTTCCCAAAAATGAGAAGATTACAGCAGCCATCAAAGGATGGGTTGAGTTCAGACAAAAAGCCAGGGCGCCGGTAACACAGCGGGCACTGGATCAGGCATTACAAAAAGCGGCGCGGTGGTGCGGCGCGGATACTGACCGGATATGTGAGTTGTTTGACTACGCGGTGCAGCGCGGCTGGAAAGGGTTGTTCTGGCCGCGTGAGTGGGGTGTGGAACCTGGTGTGGTTGACCAGAGCGGTGATGACCCAAGTCCTGGGGATCCCGGGTATGTGGGACCTGGAGCGGAGGCGTATCATGAATACCAGGCATGAATTGCGGATACCTCCGCAGGCCCCTGATGTTGAAAGGACGGTCCTCGGCAGCATGCTCCTCGACGCTCCTGCTTGCGCCCAGGGCGTGGACATGCTGTCCGAGGATTCGTTCTACATGACCAAACACCGGAACATATTTGCCGTGGTGCGTGAGTTGTTCTCTTCTGGGGCGCCAGTGGACATTATCACGGTGTCAGATATTCTCGCCAAGAAGGGGCTGCTGGACGCCGTTGGGTCGGAGGCATATCTTTCTGAGCTCGCTTCGTATGTCGCCACGGTCGCCAATATCGAGCATTATGCGAAAATTCTGCTGGAAAAGGCAATCCTGCGGCGCCTGATCACGGTTTCCGGAGAGATAACAGCGGAAGCGTTCACGCCGGATGCCGAGCCGGCTGAAATACTCGGGTCGGCTGAGTCAAAGATATTCGGGATATCCGCCGCATCAGCCGGAAAGAGCGGTGGTCTGTTGCCGCTTTCCGCGATTGTCCCGGAAACCATCCAGCGCATGCGCACATACAGCCCGACCAGGCGCGCCGGACTGTCAACCGGGTTTGCGGCGCTGGACGCTCTCACCGCCGGGCTGGTGCCTGGTAACCTGGTGGTGGTGGCCGGCCGCCCGTCGATGGGGAAAACGGCCTTCGCCCTATCGGTGGCCATGCATACGGCGCGAAGTGTGGCCGGGACCGTCGTGATCTTCTCGCTCGAAATGCCACGTACCGACTTGACGGAGCGTATGAGCTGCATGTCGGCAGGGGTGTCGATGCACGCCCTGCGGACCGGGGCCTTGTCGGTGGCAACAATCGACAGCATGGGTGCTGCCGGCCTGGAGCGCCTGCCGATACGGATTGATGACACCGCCGGGATTAAGGTCAGTCAGATGCGATCACGGCTATACCTGGTCAAAGATCTGGTGCTGGTGCTGGTGGACTATATGCAGCTCATGCATGGTGACGGCGAAAACCGCGAGCGCGTGGTGGCGGGGATATCGGCCGGGCTGAAGGAACTGGCAAAGGAAAAAAACGTTCCGGTGGTGGCCCTGTCACAGTTTTCCCGGGAGGTTGAGAAGCGTGGAAACCTGAAAAGCAAGAAAAACAACGTCCGGGCATTCGCACCGACCCTGTCGGATTTACGCGAAAGCGGTGCGATAGAGCAGGACTGTGACCTGGTGCTGGCGCTTTACCGCCCGGAGTATTACGGGATAACCGATGACAAGGGGTTTTCGACAAAGGGCCGGGCCGATATGCTGGTGCTCAAGCAGCGCAACGGTCCAACCGGGACGGCCTATCTGCGGTTTCATAAGCAGAGCGCGTCGTTCAGCGAGTGGAAGGAAGGCGAAGGGGAAAAGGACAGCAACGATAAATTCAGCTGGAACGAATACCACGAACAAGGGGGAAAAAGTGAACCGAAAAAGTCAGCAGCGTAACACCGAAGCAGGAACCGAACTGGCGGTGGTCCAGCAGTACCGCCCGGAGCCGTCACCGGAGCTGCTCCGGACCGTGGCAACCTTGCCGCGGCGGGACCTGGCGGTGGTGACCGAGAATATCCGGTCGTTTATCATGGCGGATCCGCACATTGCCCGGCGGTGTCTGTACTGCAAGCCGGTCGGGAAAAAGGACAACCGGCAGCATTTCAGCGTCGGCCCCTCAGTGCGGTTCTCCGAATTGGCGATGCAGCAGTTCGGGGATATGTGGCTGCGCAGCTACCTGGTCGACGAAGTACCTGCCGGCAACAATGGCCGCGGCAGCGTAACCACGGAGACGGTGTTGTTCGACCTGCAGACACGCAACATCTACACCGCCCAGGACACATCGCCCATCTGGAACGTCAACCAGGCTGAGACCGCGCGCGACCGGTCGTTTTCGTTTTCCCGGCGGGATTCAATCATGCAGGCGGTCCGGCCGCAGTGGGAGAAGATCGAGCGCGATGTGAAGCGGACGGTGGTGCTGTCATTTATTGCCGGCGAAACCCCGCCGAAAGATGATACGCCGGAGAAGAAGGACCTGCGGGCACAGAAGGCCATGTGGGCGTTTATCGTCCAGAGATTTAACGATCTTGGCGCGAAAATTGACCCGAAGGACGAAAACAACGTGCTGATGAAAATCACCGACGATGAGCACGAGCGGATTGACCGGCTGTATAAGCTGCTCGGGATACTCAACTGGCTCAACGACGGGAATCTGGACAAGATCGGTGATGTTCTCGGGAACGGATACAACAATCCGGGACAGAAACCGCGTGTATCCGAAACCAAGGTGGCCGATGCTCCGGCGGCAGCAACAACAGCCGCAGCCCCGGCAGCGGCAACCGCACCTGCAGCTGCACCGACGAAGCGTGAAGAGTTTGAGCAGGCGGTCCGCGGGCTGGCGTTCAAGTGCGGTATCGACAGCGCGGACAAGCTGACCGCGGAGCTCCAGGCGGAGTTTGAGATCGCCGGCGGGCTGGCGGCGGTCCCGGAACAGAGTTTCAACGCGGTTGTTGACCATTTCATGGCGAAGAGCGAAAAGGCGGCCTGATGCTCGAGTTTGAAGCGGCAACCCATACCTATCGCTGGTGCGGCCAGGTGGTCCCGTCGGTGACGCAGATACTCAGCCGGGTCGGGATCGCCGTGCCCCAGCCGGACGGGACCCTATCCTGGCGGAGTATCTCCGGGGCCGAGTTCATCGACGATTCGGTTGCCACGGTGTTCGGGACGGAGTTTCACAAGGTCTGCGAGATCGTCCTGCGCGGTCTGCGGCCGGAATATGACCCCGGGATGGAGCCATGGGTGAAATCGTGGAACCAGTGGCGGCAGGATGAGGGCGGGGTCGAGGTTCTGCTGCAGGACAGTGCACTGATGGTTGAGTGGAAACACTACTGTCAGCAATATGGGTATGCCATGACACTGGACCTGGCGGCCGGGCATAAACTGGGCCCGATGGTCACCGACTGGAAATCCTCCGAGGACTGGGATGATCGCTGGTGGCTGCAGCAGGCGGCGTATGCGAAGGCCGCGGAGATCGCCACGGGCCGCACGGGCTGGCACACCCGCATCGTGCAGGTCAAGCCGTGGCCCACACCGTGCCGCGTGCTGATTCACACCCCGGTCCAGGTGCGTCGGGACTGGAATGCATATCTGTCAATCAACAACGTCTACAGGATGGCCGCATGATGATATCCGAGCAGCTGCAGGGGCTGGTTGATAACGAGGCGCTGGAGCAGATTGCCTGCATCACGGATTACTGCTCGCGCCTCTCCATGGTCCGGATCCAGGATGACGCCGAATATCTGGAAGCCGGCCGGGTGTTGTTACACCTGCGCACGATGCGCGACGATATTGGGATCACGAAACACCGCCTGGTTGCCGGTATCAGCTGGGAGGATAAGGACCTGGTTGATGCGCATTTCAAGGCGGTATCTGAAATGGTCGCTGCGCTCGACCTGCGCTGGTCCGAAGAGCTGGGGCGCTATTACGGTCAACTGTGCCGGGCAGCGGTCCGGACCGAGGCGTCCGAGATTCGCAAGGCTGACCAGGTTGAGACAAAGCCGCCGGCAAAGGGCAGAATCATCGGCTATACCTCGGACGGACACGGCATGCAGCCGATTTACGAACAGGCGCCGCCCGTCGACCAGATGGGGCGGGTGGCATCTGTGGCAGAACCACTGAAGCCGGCAGGGTTGACATTCGGCATGTCTTACCGGGCCCGGGTGGTTGACCAGGACAAGGCTGTTGCGGCCTGCATGGCATCACCGGAACGTCGCAAGATGGTAACGATAGACACCGATGAGCTGGAGCGTGAGCAGTGGCGTCAGCGCGGCGGACTGTCTGTTGCCGGCATCGAGTTTGAAGAGCGTTACCGTCCACGGAGGGAGGCTGAAAAGTGAAACAGGTATCCATCACCGTACCAGGCGAACCAGTGGCGAAGGCCAGGACAAAACACCGGGCCATCCATACCGGGGCGTTTTATTACAACAAAACCAAGGGCCGGCAGGAAGAGAAGATTATCCCCCAGGAATACACGCCGAAGGAATCGGTATCATTCGAGAACCTGGTCCGGACAGTGTTTGTCAGCCAGTGCCGCGATCAGCCGTGGGCCGGTCCGTGTCTGGTTGATGTGTGCGCATACCTGCAGGCCCCGAAGAGCCTGCGGGTTTCGGACCGTCAGCTGGCCGAGGTCGACGGTCTGCCACACGTGAAGAAACCCGACGGCGACAACATCATGAAGGCGGTCAAGGACGGTCTGCGGTCGGTTGCTTACGTGGATGACAACCAGGTCATCGACGGACACTACCGGAAAATCTACTCATACCGGCCGAGAACTGAAATACTAATCACATTTCTCACCATGGAGGAAGCATGTCAGCGACTAAGGCAAACGTCCGTACCATCGAGCGAACCCTGCGGGTTCCCTACGACGAAGAGGACTCCCAGCGATCTGATCTTATCACCAGCATGATCGAACACGGGACCAAGGTCCGGGAATATGAGACACAGATCAACCGGATCAAAAAAGAGATGAAACCGCACCAGGAACAGTATGCCACGGCAGAGGCGGAGCTGCTCGACGGGAAACCAACGACGGTGAAGTGCAGTGAGATATTCGTGTTTGACCGCAGTGAGGTGATGACCCGCCGGGAGGACACCGGGGAGATATTCGAGCGGCGGGAGATGACCGATGACGACCGGCAGCAGAACGCATTCGACAGCGAAGAGGAAGTGACCGATGGCGAGTGAAGGCGACGAATATCGGACACCGAAATGGCTGTTTCGCGGTCTGGACAGCGAGTTCCGGTTCACCGTTGATGTCGCGGCCACCACGGCGAGCGCACTTACCCCGCTGTTTATCGACAAGAAGACGGATGCGCTGAATCAAACCTGGGATATCAGAAGCGGCCACTCCCCGGCCAGGGCATACTGCAACCCGCCGTATTCACAGCCGAATATCCCGCTGTTTCTTGAGCGGGCATACGGTCAGATGTTGCTGGGGGTGTTGTCGGTTCTGGTGGTCCCGCTCGATCCGACCAAGGCGTGGAAGAAATGGATTGACGGGAAGGCGGCCGAGGTCCGGATACTGGTGCCAGGGAGGGTACAGTTCATGAATGCCGACGGGGGCTTGTCGGGCAACAGCTCGACAAAATCGACATGCGTGATCGTGTACCGCCCTGGCTACCAGGGACCGACAAACATCTGGTTTTGGGATCGCTCTCTCATCGAAGAAAAGGCAAAGGGGTGGAAACCAGTATGAACGCGGCCAGCCTGGCGATATTTGATCCAACGGTTCATGCAACATCAAAGGCCAGGTGTGGGTTCAGTTTCAAGCCGCGGCAGTGTGCTGAATGCAGGATGCTGTTTATCCCGAAGGTGGCTGAGCAGGCGGTCTGTAAAAGGTGTGCAGAAGAGACGTATAACAACTATCCAAAGGGGGATGAAATGAATGTTGTGAAAAGCAAGGTTTGTGCCCGGTGCGGGAAAGAGTATTCGCCGACCAGCAACGTGCAGAAGTACTGTCTGGGGTGCATTCCGCTGGTGAAATATGGCCATAAAACAAAAAGCCGTGTCGGAAAGAATGACACGCTTCCGGAAAGAACGCCGAAGGATATCAACTTTCGCATTAAAAAATCAAAGGCCAACAGTTCGAGCAAGTCTCTCGCCGTCCGCGACGATGTCACATTGTTCGGAATGATAACCGCCCTGGTTTCTGGCGGGCTCACCGACAGCATTACCATGAGGCTGGTTGCGGCCCCAAGCGTCGAGATCGTTGTGCGTCGCACGGCATGAGAAACCAGACATGAACGCCGCAGAAACCATATTCCAGCCAGGTGCCCCTCGGATCACACCCGAGGAGGAGTCAATGCGGATTGAACGCATTGGACCGTCACGGTACCGGCTGGACCTGCCGTATTGGGACAAGCGGCGCAAGCGCGCTACCCATCTGCGGCGCACCGTTGTCGGCACGAGGGCTGATGCTTTTCGTACCGCCGGCGAAATGGAACGCCAGGTATCCGGTTCATTGACAGTCTGGACACTGAAGGACGCACTTGATTACTGGCGGGCGCACCACAATGCCGCCATGAGCTGTAAATCATATATTGCCAAACTTGATGAAATTGCGGGGGGTTATCGGATCGGGAAACCTTTACGCGAGTGGTGGGATGAATATCGAATTTGGTTGAGTAAAAATAGAATGCCGGCGACAGTAAATAAATACACGGCCATGTTGCGCTGTGTATTGCGATATGCCGTTCGAATGGAACGCATTCCCGAAATGCCCATTAAGTATTGGGACATGATTCCAACATCTGCGCGCGATGTGGTTTTATCCCCAGAGCAGATCGCTCTTTTACTGGAAACGATTGACCGTGAAGCACCACATCTATCGGCGGTCGTTCGATTCGCATTGGTGGTGCCGTGTCGCCGTGGTGAATTGGTAGAAATGCAAACGAAACACTTGGATTTGTTCAATAGGAGGATCAGGGTTCCCGGGTCAAACAGCAAAAACAAGCAGGGCATGTGGAAACCCATACCGCCGTCACTATTATCATACTTCAGTAATTTGCCTCAAGATACTGAATATCTTTTTTATCATCGAAACAGGTATGGAAAAGCGTTGCCATTGGGTGATTTTAAAAGGTCTTGGAACCGGTGTTTAAAAATAGCAAACATCAACGATTTTCGGTTTCACGACACCAGGCATATCAGTGCGACGGCGTTGGTCGATGCCGGCACGCCAACAGAGGCAGTTAATACGATTGCTGGCTGGCAGACAGATATGTTGCGCAACTATTATCACAGGAACCCAGCCACTGCCATGGCTTTGATCAAATGGCCAGAGAAACAGCATAGCATTATTCATAGCACCTGTTCAAATGTAACTTCTGGAGTATCAAATGGATAGGTGCCATACAATGGGCTGTTACGAACTTACTGCTCTTGTTAGAACTGAGAATGAGAGACAGGTAAGCAAGTGGGGCATACAGACACGCACTCCTGCTGAGTGGTTGATGTACACAACTGAAGAGCTGGGCGAATTAGCAGAAGCAATCGCCGAACATCAGTATCGTGGGGGCAGCACAGCAGACGTGGTGAAGGAAGCAATTCAAGTGGCTACTCTATCGCTGAAGATAGCAGAGATGTATGCATTCAACAATATGAAAGCACAATTGCAAGGGGAAAGCGAACTGATACCCAACAGCAGGGGACGGGATAAGGAAGGAGCATGTTGATGAAGCGTTTCATTATGCATCAAGGTACTCCCCTGGCCCCCATGTTAAGAGGTTAAACCGGAGATCGGAAGA